GGCGACTCGGGGGGAGGGGGAGGGGGGTGCCCCCACCCTTATACTTACCAGGCACGACGCGTCACGGGGGGCGCATCTTGGCCCTTGTATTTCGTAACGCTTAGGCGCTAGAATTGGCTTATGGCTTCGATCCGTTGCGCGCACTGTGGCGTCCTGCGCACTGTTGCGCCTGGCCGTGGCCGTCCCCCTACGTTCTGCTCGGGCCCGTGCAGGCAAGCGGCCTACCGTCGGCGCCGTGCACTGCCTTACGTGATGGAATCCGAAGCCCGCTGGGTTCGTGCTGTGGGTAAGCGCCCGATCATGCCGGACGGCTCCCCGGCGTCATCCACAGATGCGAACACGTGGGCGCTATACGGCGCCGTGCTGGCGGGGCGCGGTGACGGGGTGGGGGTCATGCTTGGGGGTGGTCTTGGGTGCTACGACCTAGACAATGTGATGCCCGCTGAGGTGCGCGCATTTGTCGCGACCGTCAAGGAGCCCGTGCTTTACGTCGAGCGGTCAATGTCAGGAAATGGTGCCCACGTGTTCGTGAGGGCCCCCGAGTCCCGAGGGTGGAAGCGCGGCAACGTTGAGCGCTACACGTGGGGGAGGTTCATCCGCATGACCTTCGAGCGGGTCAGGGTGTGATGGCTACCAGATGTCGGAAGCGACAACCGGCCTAGATTGCGCTACCGGCATGGCCCGCCCTTTGCCTCGACGCTGGTTGCATTCGCGGCAGATCGCGCGCCCATTGTCGGCGTCGTTGGTGCCACCACGCGCAACGGGGATGATGTGGTCGGGTTCGGCAGAGTTCGGTTTGAGCCCCGCGCTGTAGTCGAGCGCGACACGGCATAGCGGGCAGTGGGTTACGCCGTCGGCCCGTGCCTGACTCAGGACTTGCTTGCGGAATCTCTTGTGTGACGCGGTGCCTGTCCGGCTCGTAGCCATGGCACCCCCTTGGGGCTACTCGTAGCAGCCCGCATCCTTCATGGCGTTGTCGATGTATGTGAGCACTGCGGCATCTTGCTGCACATCGAACGTCTCTTGGAGTGCCGCGCAGTCTGCTGCGGCTGCGTCCTCGTCGATGAATTGCTTGAGAGTGTCGCCGTTGGGAACGTTGGCCCAGTCGGGGCCTGTTGCCGTGTCGCCGCACGCTGTGAGTGCTAGTGCCGCCAGTGTGGCCATAATGAGTGTTTTTGTTTTCATGCTTCCCACTATAGGGATGCCCTGCCGTTGTCGCCGCCGCGATATAGGTGTCAGCTCGTGCCATCAGTCGCTCTCGCCCTGTCGTGCTACCCAAGCATCATGCTCGCTGACCAGCACGCATTCACCGGGCTTACAGGTGCAGGTGGTGCAGTCGCCGTCCTCACATCGTTCGCACATGGCGGCTCCCTTGGTTAGTCCCCGCCCACGCGCTCACCTGCCGGGTTCGTATCCTTGGTGCAGGGGTTGTGGGTGCGGGAAGTAGTGGCCCTATGTCGTTCGGCCAGTCGCGCCGGTGAGCCGATTTCAACGGCCTCGTATCAGCGGTGGCCCCGGTCGCAGGCCACATGAGCGTTGGTGGGGCAGTTTGTGCGACGTGCCTAGGTCGTGCCGCTGCCTCGTGCGCTCCGTCTGGGCATTCCCTGGCGGCGAGGTGAGCAGGTCTGGGGAACACGAAACCCGCCTAGCACTTGGCTGGCGGGCTTGCGTGGGGTCACTTTTTTCGTTAGGACTTCATCGTGACACGGGCAACCCGTCCACGTCAAGCGACACGCCGTCATGCCGCGACCTCGATTCCAGCAAGGTCGATAGCGTCAGCCAGTCGGAACATCTCGGGCTCGCGAATCACAGGCACCAGTCGTCCTCGGTGAATCCACTGGCGCACGGTTGCCACGGCGATGCGCTTCGTTCCGGGACGCCTCAACGTGTTCAGCGCCACCCGCAGTTCGTCACGGCGAATCAGTCGCGAGTCAAGGGCTCGCCATAGTTGGTCGCGCATTTGCCTGGCGTCGTGCCCTTGGTCGCACTCGACGCACCGGGCCACGCTATCGCCAGCCTTGAGGTACACGTCACCCGAGCATTCGACCTCCATGCATGGCCCCATGAACCGCGGTGGTGGTGGCTGGACGATGAGCCCGACAGCCTTGCGCCGCAACTCGTGAGCGTTGTCGCAGTAGTCCAGCGCGACTCGTTGCCAGTGACCGGCTGGCATTCCCTCGGAGCGCTTGCGGTTGGCAACCCATCGCTCGTTTGGGTCGGTGGTGAAGTGTCCGTGGCGCTTGGCAATGTCGCGCAGTCGTTGGGCGGTGGTGGTGCTGGCAACGTAGTCGTTGCTTTCGTCCATGAGTGCCGATGCGTAGAACCATGCCCAGTCTTCGATCTCTTGAATGAGGTCGGATGCGATGAGCGAGATGGGCGGCTTGGATGCCGGGGCGGTTCGCACGCCATCACCGTTGCCGCCACTGGGCACAAGGTAGGCGTGGAGTGCATCGAATGCCCCGGCGATCTGGCGCCACTCATCGGCCGCGCGCTCTGCGATCGTGAGGCATGGTGCTGGCTGGTGGCAGGCGGTGCAGACGCCGCCCTTGGCGTAGTGACGCTGGTCTTCCACGCGTGTTGGGCCGTGACTGGTCGCTGTGTCCTGGCGTGACGTGCTCATGCGTCCCTCTCGTTTTCTGGCGTCTGAGCGCCGTTGGTGGTGTGAGATAGGTCACACGGGCTTGACGGGCTGTTATCGCGTCCTAGCCCCGCTCTTGCTCGCTTTTGGGGCATGTGAGGCAGCGCGCCCGGTCGTTGCTGGCTCATTCGTCTTCGTCCTCCTCGTCGTCGTGCATCCCTCGCAACTCGTCGGTGAGCCACACGGCCAGTCCGGTCGCGGCGTTGGTGGTCATTCCCTTGCCTCCCGTCCGTCGAGGCTGTGGTGGATGATGAGCCATCCCATTGACCCGTCGTCGCGCTTGAGTGGTACGATCTCGGGGCCGCACGGGCAATCGTCACCGGTGTCCTCGTGTTCAATGAGGTCGTTGACTGGCAATGTGTGTATGGTGTCGGTGCTCACGTCGCACCCCCGTGAAGCGCTGTAATCATGAATCTCATGTCTAGCGCAGACTTGGCGCGTATCTCTTGTTCACGCCGGTATCGTCGCGGCCATTGTTTGTTGACCTTGCACCTCTCGCCGGACTCAATCTCCGCATCGAGCCAAACGATAATGTCGTGAACGGCTTTTTTGGCATCGAGGGAGTCCGCTTCGGTTGACCGGTTATTGCTCGACCCCCCGTCATGGGCACCGGATGCGATTGCGCTGGCGGCGTCCCTGAGAACCATGTGTTGCCGGTTATCCGCTATGCGACATGCACGGTCGAATAGGTACTTAGCAATCGCGGCCCGCTCCAAGGCGACGGCGTGCGCAGTATCGACGTCGTGCGCGACGATCCAGTCGAACAGGACGCCCAGGCAGTCTTGGCATGACGGCAGGCCATCGGGGCTTTTCCCAGTGAGGTCAGCCCCACAGATTGCGTCGCCCCTGAATGTGACGTGTGCCTTGGTGTTCATGAGTCCCGGTCCTCTCGGGGGAGGGTAAGGCTCAGGCCGTCTCTGGCGAAGAGACCTTTAAGGTCGGCCATTGGTATTTCGGACACTGAAACCCAGCACTTGCATGGAGAATTCATTGAGTCCATGCCGCCGCAGTCAGCGCATCGCTTAGGGGGGCAGTTGCCGCATTGCTGGGCGAACGGTAAATCGTCTGGAAGCGAAGAGTCGCACCCTTGGCACTTGTTCATTTTGTGCCTCCGATCATCTGGGCGAGTTCCCATGAACTGCGTGACGTGTCCGAGTCGTATGCGCGATACCAGAAGCCGCGAGAGTGTTGCCATGCGGCGCCCTGCGGGTCAATCTCGACGGCACCTTGCTCGGCGGCGTCAAGCCGGAGTTGCGTGCGATGCAAGTCGGGGCGCAGTGGTGACTTGGCATTCATCGCCATGCGTGCGTGACGGCCACTCATGACTCACCACCGTCCAGGGCGCGGATGGTGCGGCATGGGTGCGTCTCGTCGTCCTCAAGGCACCGATGCGTCTCGTCGTGCGCTTCGTGAAACGCCCGCACCCGCTCCCCGGCCTCAACCGCCGCGAGTGCTTTGCGTAGGTCGGCAACGTCGGTAGCGCTCAACGTCATGCCCCGGCTTAGCAAGTGGTCGAGCATCCGAATGCGACCTGGTGACAACTCCCTGGCCTCGGTGGTGAGTGGGTTAGTCATCTGTCGCACGCTCCTTCGGGGTGGGTCAGCCAGCACTTCTGGCAGACGGGGTGGGTTGCCTCTAGGGGGTCGTCGGGTAATTCTCGGCAGTCGGTGTGACGCCAATTCCCATCGCCTTGAGTGATTGAGTCGCCAGCGTGAATCGCGGACTTGCACGACCCGCACCAGCCCTCGAAGATGGCGCTCATGGTGTGTCCATCGACGCTCACAGTCCTGCCTCCTGTTCGATCCGGTCTGCTCGGGCATACAGGAAGTCCGCTGAGACGAGGTTGCGACCAGCGGCCCACTGGGCACCGGCCGTGCTCCCCTTGAAGTCGCGCACTCCATCGTCAGCCGCCTCCCGCAACGCCTCCACCTTGGCCTCGGCACGGATGCGGTCTTCGTGGGCGGTTAGGTCGGCGAGGAACTCCGACTCATACCGGTCGTAGTCGTCGTCCTGGTAATCGATGCCGATGCCTAGTGCGGCGCTCGACATGGCGTACTGGTCGGGGTAGAAGCCCCTCATGCGCCAGGCCTGCGGCGTGTACTCGCTCACTTCGTCACCTCGATGCCGAGTGCGTTGGCGATCTCGGGCTTGAGGGTGAAGTTGGGCGCATTGACGTCGCCGACCATGACCCAGTCGAAGTCGAATGCATGGATGAACGTCGCCGTGCCGCCGCCTGGCATTTCCAGCCTCACGTTCGATAGCGCGATCAGGTTCGCAACCCGCTGTTGCTCAACGAGGGCGAGCGTCGCGTGGACTTGGGCTTGGGCGATCACGTCGGACTTGTACTCGCCCGTCTCGGTTGCCATGTTCACGGAGACATCCCGCATGGCCCATTCGATGGCCCATTCGAGCGCAAGTCGCGCCTCTGCTGCGTGGTCGATTCGTTCGGTGCCCATGTCATTCCTCGCTTCTGTCGTTGGATGGTTTCTTTGGCTCATGCGATGCCACCGTCGTCTAGGTCGTGGTGGCATGGTTTGCCGCCGGGCGTGTATCCCTTGGCATTGCAGAAGTTGCAGGCCGTGATTGCTGCGTGGGCCACCCGTGCGCGCTTCTTGGCCTCGGTTGACCGCTGGTCACGCTTGGCCTTGAGTGCGTCGGCTTCGGATTGCTTGCGAGCCTCACCACATGGGCGGCACGGCTTGTCGTCGTCGTGCGCTTTTCCGCAGGCTTGAATTTGGGGGGGCGTTACATCGTCCTCGCGTTGCTTACTACCCCCCCCATTACCAAGGTGATTAGAACTACTAAGGGGACGGGTCGGGTCGGGCTCGGGACGGGACGGGTACGGGGGGTCGTGACTCACGCCGTTAGTAACGCCGTTAGTCACACCGTTACGCATTCCCCGTATCGCCTTGTCTGTCGACTCGTTTTGCGAGGCTCGGCGCTGGTCACGGCGGGCTTGCCTGAACTTGCGCTGGCGATCTCTTGTGGCCTCGCGGTCGGCCTCCACTTCTTCGCGTGACGGCTGGTAATCTGCCCAATCACGGAACTGCCAGCCCGTCTTTCCGTGGTCATCGGTGGCGGCATCCCATAGCCTTGCATCGACAAGTTGGCGGGCCAGCTTCGACCCGTTAGGCCAGGACTTTACGTACCACTCTGGAACGAACCCATCGGTCAAGTACTGGGCCGCGTGAGACCCCGCTAAAACCCATAGCCCCATGGCCGCTGTGCCGCCGCTCCTCGCTTTCGGGTGCGAGTGCAGTACGTCGTCAACTTTGAACCAGGGCATTGTTCGCCTCCTCAATCTCTAATCGAACGGTGTGAAAACCCCTCGGCGACTTGGTTTCGTCGCGTCGGTAGTCGGGGCCGATAACCCATTCGTGGCTGTCGTCTACGAATAGGCCAGCGTCCACGAGGCCGTCCACAAGCGCTTTGACGGTCGGGTGAGAATTCGCCGGATCTGCGCGTCCGTTGGTGGCGTATCCGATGTGAGCGGTGATGCGGACCTGCTTGCGGTGCGTGCCTTTGAAGCCAATTTCGAGGCCCCGCCACATGGCCAGTTCCCGCAACACCGCGACCCGCTTAGCCTTTGCGGCCCAATGCAAACGTTGGTTAGAGCTGAGCCAACTCGAGTTGGGGATCGCGAACTTTAGTGTGGTCATCGCACCCTCCTCTGCACGGCGAACGCGAGTCGCCCGTCCCATGCCTGCCCTCGTGCCATGTCGGTGGCGATGGTGATGGCGGCGGCGTGGGTGTAGCAGGTGCATTGGTCGCCGTCGTATTCGACTACCCAGTGGCGGCCATCACGCCGCATCTTCCCGGCGCGCACTTTGGCTCGCGGGAACCATCCGTCCGCGTCGACGGTGTAGATCAATCCCCAGTCATTAATCACGGTCGCCCCCTCTCTGGCCCAATGCCGAATAGCCTCTGGGCCCGTTCCCGTTCGCGCTTGAGGTCCCGTCGTTTCGGGCACGTGTGCTTGTCCACGTTGGGCGCGATGGTTGCGTGGCAGTGCGGGCATTGGGTGGGGCTATTCATCGCGAGCCTCTAGTTGTGCTACTTCGCCGCCCAGTGCCGCGTATCCAACGAGGTCGACCCACGAGTCCTGATGGTTGGGCGTGTTGGCGAGTCGTGACACCTTGAGCAGTGCGAGTAGGGCCGCTACGTCAGTCGCAGTGAACTCAATGCCCTTGTAGGCGCTCCACATCTGAGCGGTGCGTCCAAAGTTGTCCCGTGCGTCGCCGTAGTCACGTGCGCGGGGTCCGTTGATAGCGGCATTGGCGTCGGCGAGGATGGTGCCTCGGTCGGTGTTGGGAATGGTCGTGTTGGTCATGCGATTTCCCCTAGGTCGAGTGCGGTCTGTCCGCTCTCATTCGATGAGTGTTGAGGTCGAGACTCGTCGCGTTGACGCTTCTGTACGAGCAGTTCCACCGCGCCCTGGTCACCCTCATCGACCTTGCGTCCGTTGTTTGGCTGTATTGCAGTCACCGCACAGGCGAGCGAAAACATGTCAAGGCGCCCATCACTGATCGCCTCCCCGCGTTGAAGCGAAATGAGCACGCCCTTGATCGGTGGGGCGTATTGGTCCGGGGCGCGAAAGACGTGGACGGCGTGGTCAAAGTGGTTTGACGACCCCGAATCGCGGGAGTAGACACCGTTGGAGTCGCTGATGCCGTAGTGAAACTCCCAGCAGTCGATGCACAGGGCGAACGTCTGTTGTGCGCTCATGCGTCCTCCCACCTGTCGCACCCGATGCATACGCCGTCGTAAATGAACCGTGTCGGCTTGCCACAAGTGATGCAGTGCCGCGTGTGCGACGGGTGCCGGGTTGAGCACTTTTCGCAGTCGATGATGGGGATGCCGGTTTGCGTGGTCTCACTCATCTTCATCCCCCCTGCATCGAGCACAGGACGCCTCGTGCGCGGCCCATCCGTCTGGGTCGTGGTAGTAACGCGTTGAGTCGTGTTCATCCCACAGGTGGCGCGGGTTGATAGCCGGGTCATCCTCGCGGTCACAGCAGTGATACACCTCAAGTGGCGCACTTCGTCCACGGGGATACATCTCATCCTCGTGAACTGGACACAGTGCCCTCGTCCAGCACTTTGGCGTGCAGGTTGTCTCAGTCATCGCGGTCACCGTCCAGGGCGCGGATGGTCGGGCAGGGGTATGCGCAGCCGTCCGCATCACACCCAGAGACCGCTCTTCCGCCGTCATGCCAGTGAATCCGGCGTGCCCGCTCGATCGTGTCGAGGGCGTCGAACATGGCCGGGGCGTTGTTCACGAGGTACACAATGAGGTTGGCGTCGGCTGACTTGATGTTGACGCCGGAAGCGTCATAACCAAAGGCGCTCAGGACATTCACCTTTGGGCTTATCGATCCGTCATCCCACGCTGGCAACTTGGCTACCGTCTCTAGATCTGGCCCGTGGTCGCACCATGATTCGCCATGTGGGCAGACGTGAGGCTCGTCGTCAAACGAGTCACCTACCCATTCCCACGGCCCCCGTGTCGCCGCCGCCAGTAGCGCAAGGCCTTCGGTTGTGTCGCTCACCATGACGGACCCTCGTCCTGCACCGGCGCCGATGCCCACGGGTCATTCGCGGCCGGTGCGGGTGACTGTGTGGTCGTGTTGCTCATGCGATGTTCTCCTTGGTGGTAGTCGTGTGGGGTTTCTGTCGCAGCGTCCACACGGCGCCCTGATCGTTGCGCCGGAATGAAAGCAGTAGGTCGCCGCGGCCGGTGCGCTTAAGCCAGCGGGTGCCTGCCTGTTGTGCTGTGGCGAGTTCGCGTTTGGTGAAGTCGCGTGCGGGTACTTGCGAGTCGAATGGGTCGTCACAGTTGACGAGGGCGCTGGCGATGCGTTCGCCCGGCGTGACAGGGGTGACAGGGGTGACGGCCCGCGCTTTGGGCGTTCGCTTTTCGATGCTCCCGATGTTCACGGTCTTCCTCCTGGGTGGTCGTGGTTCGGTGAACGTCTTACCGCTCTCGGCTGCCTGGACGATGGTCCGGATGCGTTCGTATGGGCTTCGGCTGCTGTGGTGGGCGGCTGGGTTCAGTGACGATTGGATGGTTGCGCGGCGGGTCATTCCTCGCCCCTCTCTTCCCACGCCCTGTCGCAGATGCACGGAGACTCGCCACAAGCGGTGCAAACGTGGGAGCAGGCGCAACGGTCGCCGTCTTCGGTGTAGTCGGTGCAGTCGCGGTGGGCACCGAATGAGCAAGCGTCGCAGTAGTTCATAAGGCAGGCTCCTTAATGAACGAGATCCAGTGCGTCTTTGAGAGCCGTCCAGACCGGTGTCCGTAGAGGGGGAGTTCGGGTGTCAGTGCGAGCACGTCGGCGATCGGGATCTGTGCTTCGTTCCATTTGAAGATGAGGGTGCCTCCGGGCCTGAGTACTCGGAAGCATTCGGCGAATCCGGCCTCGAGGTCGTCCTTCCAGGTAGCAGTGAGTCGCCCGTACTTCTGCGCCATGAACGAGTCCTTACCGAGCCGATTGAGGTGTGGCGGGTCGAGTACCACGTGCCAGAATGAATCGTCTGGGAACGGCAGGTCGCGGAAGTCCATGAGTTGGTCGGGGACAATGCGAACAGTGCGGCCGTCGCATGCGACTAGGTCACCCTCATCGCGAATGTCGCCGAACATGGCGCGTGGATCCGCCTTGTCGAACCACATCATTCGGGCGGCAGACGCGGGGTCAAGTACCGGGGGCAAGTACTTCACGCCGCACCTCCAGCCATAGCGGCACACGCGTCGGCCTCAGCCTCGGCATGGGTGGCGCGTAACGGTGCGTCAGGTGTTGCGGCCCGGTAGCCGACGGTTCCGGTTGCGTGGAAGCGTCCCTGAGCGCGGACCCATGACGGGTCGTGCACGTGGGTGCAGGTTGGGCATGGTGGGTTCATGATGCTTGCCTTTCGGTGTTTACCAATGCTCGGCGTGCGTACTGGCGGTCCCGTCGCGTGAGCCCGCCCCATGTGCCGGTTAGTGATGGGTCGGCTATTGCGTAGGCTCGGCAAGGCTCGATGACGGGACACGTCGCGCAGATTGACTTGCCGGGGTTGGGGTTCTCGCCCTTGGCCGGGAAGAACAGTTCGGGATCGGTCTGTGCGCACAGGGCGTCGACGGTCCAGTCGCTCATGCCAGCACCTCGGCACGATCGGCACCAGCCATCCATGCGTCCACGTCGGGGCGCGGGACGATTGGTCCCCAGACGTCGGGCGCATGGTGCAGCCAGAAGTCGCCCTCGCGTGGCTCTAGGGCGGTCCATCGCAGTCGCCCGCACTTGCATGACGCAACCGTGAGCCAGCCATCGACAGTGCGGAACACTGATCGCACCATCCCCGGCGCGTGGCACGAACCGCACGCGAGGTGGCCGCAATCGGGGCAGCGGTCATGCTTGTCAATCGCATCGCCCGTGCTGGTGTCGCGCACGTCCGGGTTGCCGGTGGTGGGGTTCTCGCGTGCAGAGAGGGCATCGAGCATGTCGAGCAGGTCACTCATCACGCCCGCCAATCAATGCCGTGCACGAGTACGCATCGGGCGGCGTACAGTGCGGCGATGGACAGCGCGACGGTCGCCGCGACGGTGATGGTCAGGGCGCGGGTCATGGTTGCACCTTGATTCCGGCGGCCTTGAGGTACGAGCCCACGGCCATTGCAACCACGACAACCTCGCCGTGGTTGAGCACCCGAGAGCCATCCTGCCTCGGCGAAACGTCGGCATCTGCGATTGCGACGAGTAGGCCGCTACGAGTCACCTCAGCGTCAGGCTCGGGGGTGGGGTGCGGGTAGAGGGCGGACGGGAACAGGGCCACGATGGCGGCGGCGATCTCCCGGTATGCGGGCAAGTTCGCAAGCGATGCGGGTATCCCATTCTCATAGCCGACTCGGTATGCCACCCGCGCCACGGCCTCTACGGTCGGCAACGTGTCGGGATTTCCGACAGGTTGGGACGGGAACAGGGCCATGACGCCTTCCGCTTTGCGCATATACCAAGCGCTCAACTGACTATCGCCATGTTCGAACCGGTCGAGGTGATGTGTGCCCACTTGACGCGCAAGTTCCCGTGCCACCTCCGCAGCGTCTGGCTCAGGCGTGGGCCGCTCTCCCTGTATCCAGCGGCGGTAACAGTCGCGTCCGTCGCTGTGGCATAGGTGGAGTTCGGGGCCGTTGCTGGACTGGTATGTGGCGTGCCCCTTGGTCGGGCGACCGCACAGGGCGCACATGTCTGGATCGGGGGTGGGGTGCGGGTACTTGGGACAGGCCCGTAGGTGGTTCTGGCGTGCCACAAGCGTTTGCCCGCCCTCTCGCGGCTCCCCGTCGCACGAGTGGACCAACACCATGTCCCACCCCTGGCACTCGCAGTCGTCGTAGGTGATGGCGTAGTAATCGCCCGAGAACACGCCCGTTGGACGGTGGCGCACTCGGGGCTTGATCGGCAGGTCCATCGCGGCGATGGCGGCACGGGCGGCGTCCAGCACGCGGTGTCCGTTCGCCATCTCCTCGTCAGTCAGACGCTCGTCTCGGTAGTGGCTCAAGCCCAGGTAGCCCTCAACCACATGCAGGTCATCGATGAGCGCGTTCATGTCGCCGCTCATGACGGCACCGACCAAAGCAGGCCGACGAAGACGAACACGGCGAGCAGGAATATCAGTGCCGCCCTCATGAGCCGACCACGATTCCGACAGTCAGCCCCAACACGACGGCGATGATGATCCAACGGGCGGTGCGCGGGGTGCGGGTTGCGTGATGAGGGGTGGTCACAGTGCACGACCAATCCGTGGGCGCAGAATGTCGGCGGCGGCTTGTAGGTCGTCAGCTAGGGCGGTGAGGTCGAGCCTCACTGTGACGGTTGCGACCTGCGTGTCCTGCTTGGACGTGGGTTCCGGCTCACTCGGTTGTCCCTGATCGGTGAGCCAGGTTAGGAAGGAGTCAAAGTGCCACTGCGCACGCTCAACCCACGCGCCAACCGTGCCGCCGGTCCCGTACTGGACTACGCAACCGGGGAAGTCATCGTGCGACATCGACCAATGGGGGTCGCCCACCTCTTCCGCGATGGTGGCAACGAACCGCCCATCCCTGGCTTCGGTGTGGTCAGGGTTCGTCCAGTACCAGCCCTCGCGTTCGGCCTCAACCCATCGGCCGGTGTGGCATGCGCAGTGGCACCCGTCGGTGAATAGGTGATCGGCGATGTGATTGTTTGCGCGACACGCACCGCACAGGCCGTCGAAATTATTGGTGCTCATGATGTGGCTCCTGCCAGGTTGTAGCAAATGGTTCCCAGCACGAAGAAGATCGCACCTATGACGGCGACGTGATGCCAGGACCAACGCGGCTCGGGCACGGGTTCGGCTGCGATCGTGTCGTCGATCGCTCGGATGCCACCTAGGACGTGGTGGTCATGGGGTGAGGTTGGGCGGGTCACGATGTCGCCCCAATCGCGGCGCGTGCCGTGTCCGCTGAGGCGGCGGCTGGACCCTCGAACGCTGCGAGCTCGGCCAGGATCGCCGTAGCCTCGTCGCCGGTCAGGTTCGCGGTGGTCGCATCTGCGCGGCCGGTCACGCGCTGGACCATTGCCTTAGCCGCTTCGTTGCCGATGTCGTTAGCCGTGACGCCACGCTTGATCTGCGCGACCTGGGCTGTGGTGGCCTTGGCTGGGGCGTCGGGCGTGTCGACCGGATCATCCTCGACCACCTCGGCCTCAACCACCTCGGGGTCAGACTCTGGTGTCACGGCATCGGGCGCCGGGTTGTAGGCGTCAGGATCTTCCTTACGGGGGATATAGACGCGCTCACCGCCGTCGATGTTCAGGCTCCTGAGGAATCCCTCAATCTCGAATGCCGACTGATCACGGGGCACGATGCCGCCCGCGGGAACCTCGAATGCGACCGTGCGGATCCCTGCGACCACGGGCTTGCGCGGCTCCTTCATGGCGATGATTCCGTCAACCTCAAACGCGAGATCCTTCTCAGCGCGGACCTTCCACTCTTTGTCGGTGGTCGGCTTCCCGTCCTTCATGACGGTCACTTGCTCGTAGCGGGCGGTGATGAGTACCGGACCCTTGCTAGAGCGCAGGGCGTCAATCACCTGGCGCCAGCGACGCTTGGCTGCGTTCCATTGGTCCATCGTGATGATCGACTTGCCGCGACCTGATGCGACCGACTGCTGTTCGTCGCATAGCAGCGCCCAGAGTTCAGACGCGGAGTCGAGCACGATGCAGTTGGGCTTGCCGACCTCGGACGGCTCCACCACTGCGGCCTTGCACGCGTCGAGGATTCCCTGCCACGACCCGTCGTGCTCGACGATCTCGTAGCGTGCGCCGGTGAGCGCGCCGTACTGGTCCGCTGAGCCCTCACCCACCTCGATGTAGAACGTGCGACCCACCATGTCGGATGCGCTGAACTGTGCGCACGAGTACGACTTGCCGGACTTTTCCACGCCCGCGATGAGCAACATGGGCCACGGCGCTTTTCCTGTTGGCTTTCTGGTTTTGATGGTCATTATTCGTCCTCCAACGCGGTATCTGATAGGTAGTAGGGGCGTGGCTCGATTGCCTCGGCAGCGCCCATGTCGTCGTCGTCGCCAGGCCAGTTGCCGGTCTCGACGCACGCTTTGTAGATGGCGATGGCGCGCCGCATGCGTGCCCGTCCACCGTTGATCCAGTCCTCATGTGCCAGTTGCACTACGCGCACCTCGTGCGGCTCGGTGGCCTCCACGAAAATCAGGTGCGTCGGTGCAACTTCGAGGCCAGGGTGCGTGAGGGCGATGAGGTGCTTGTAGACCTCGCTCTGGACGTCATAGCCCATGTCCTCGATCTGGCGCTTGACCTTCACTCGGCTCACGTCGGGGATGGTCTTCAAGTCGATGTTGACCATCCGTCCGTCCGGAAGTTCCGATAGCCGGTCGATGCGACCGCGCAACGGCACGTCAGTTTGCGGGTCGGTGCCGAACAGGGACACCTCAGACTTGCCGGGGAGTCCCAGGAGCCATGCGGCCTTTGGGTGTGCCCGCACTGCATCTGCGGCGCGTCGCACGGCGGCGAGTTCGTGCGCCTTGAGGGGCACCTCGCCGCGTTCGCGAGCTGCGGCAACCCACGCCTTCGCATCCTTGGATGAGACCGTGCGATTGTCGCCGCTCAGCAGGTCGTCGGGGATCTCGGCCAGTGGTGCGCCGACGCCGAGAACGTCCGCATGTACGGCGTGCCCGAAGTCGAACACGGCCTTGATCTCGGACTTGCCTAGACCATGCTTGAAGTGGAGCGGGGACCGGAGCAGTTTCTTCATGCCGGATGCGCTCAGTGCCTCGTCGGCGAAGTACTCAGCCTCGTCCATCCCCTCGACCACGGCGCTCACTTGGCACCCTCGATCAGTGAGCGCAACGTGGACGCGCAGGACAGGAGCGTGTTGCCAGCGGTGTAGGCAACGCGGGCGTCCGCCGATCTGGCGGTTGCTGTCAGGTAGTCGAGGTCAGCCTCGGCATCGTCGGCACGCATCTCGAACCGTGCGCCGATGCTCGCGTTGTCTTTGGCGAGTGCCACCCAGTTATCGACCATCGGGGTCAGGGCGAGCAGGGTGGCGGTGACGGCGAATCGTGCCATGTCGCGTCCCGTTGCGCCAGGCTCGCGGTTGGCGATCCAGATCGCTTTCTCAACGTCATCGATGATGGCGGTCAGGTCGGGCGCCGTCATGACGCGGCCCCCATCACATACACGGGCGACGGCTTGGAGCCATTGCGCGAGCCGCCACCATTGGGGACGTACTTGCCGGGCACCTTGACGATGGCGCCCTGCTTCACGAGGCCACTGACGACCGCACCGATACGTGCGGGACGAACCGGGCGCATGATGAGCTGCCTGACATCGGCACACGAGAACTGGCCGTGCTTGGTGAGTACAGACGCTAGCGCCACGGCGGTCACGATGACCTCGCGCTCGGCTGCGGCACGAGTCTCAGGATCGGCGTTCATATCGTCGAGGATGGCGAACGGGTTCGCGGGTGATCTTTCGGCGGTGGTGGTAGTCATTGGTTCCTCCAAACCTTTGGTTTACGCGTTGTGAATGTGCAGGTCTTGCGGGCGCACAAGTTCGGTGCCGCAAGGTGAATGGCAGAGCGTCACGACATGCGCGATGGCGTTCGCGCGGTTGTGCATGATTGCCTCCGTGTGCCTGGTGCACAGCAGCCAGGAGCACGAGCCGTGGTTGGCACGCCCGACGGCCGGTGCGCGACAGTCGCCCGTCTCACACTTCGCCAGCACGTCGAACGCGGCCTCGAGAGCTTGGTCGAAAACCTGCTCGGGGATGGTCGCGGTCATGAGGTCACCTCATGCACGTCGGACTCGATGCACTCCCACGCCTCTTCGAATTCGGGGTACTCGGCGAGCGCGTCCTTCACCTCGGACTTGGTGTAGTCGCCTTCCTCGACTTGACGCGCCATGGTCTCGGCGAACTCTTCGGCAATTGCGAAAATGCCACCTTGGATTCGGCGGCGCACCAGGTCCTCTCGGGGAAGAGTGAGCACGCTTATTGTGTGACTGCGCGCCGTGAGGCTAGGCCAGTCCGCGTCGAAAGCGGGCGCGGACGTTGCGCTCATGTGCTCGCGGGCGTCGCCCTTCGTGGGGAGGTCAACTCCGCAGTCCTTGCACTTGCCGTAGTTTTTGCTCATCGCGTCACCTCATCCCGGCGCGTCCAGGCGAACCCGACCGCCCCGACGATGGCGACAATCCCAGCGAGCGTGATTCCTGGACGGTCGGTGAACGTGCCGAACATGGACAGGGCGAACGTGGTGGCGATGACGGCGAGGGTGCGTGCGGCGGTCATGAGATGCTCCTGTAGTGCTCGAATATGAGGTCGTCAGCGGACAGGTTGCGGTTGGCGTTGTGGTTGCTGATGACGAGCCGCTGATGGGCGGCTGAGTCGGCTAGGTACTCCACGGCGCCAGTGATGACCCAGAACACGCGGCCATCGGGTTCGGTGACGGTGAGTGCGCGGGCCGGGTGAGCGCGGTCTAGGTCGCGGCGCTCAGGGGTGGCAGGCACAGCGGCGCGCGCCTCGTCAGCCGTCAGCCAGGAATCCGGCCAGGTGGGGGTGGTCATGACCGCGCGGCCTGTCGTGCGGCGTGGTAGGAGCGAACGTCGGCTTCGTTGAACAAGTACGAGCCGGTTTTCCCTGGAAGCTTGAACGCGGGAATGTCACCGCAGGCAGCGAGCCTGGCGACCTGTCGGGGCGTGAGGTCTAGCATCTCGGCCACTTCGCCGGTGCTCTTGTCGTGTCGGAACTTCGTCATAGCCGAAACAGTACGCCCGCCTTGACATATGTCAAGCCAGGACACAAAAATGGGCGTGTCGCAGTTTAGACAAGCAGGAATAAGTCGACTTGACAACCATCGCAACATGTCCTAACTTGGACATACGACAAGAAGAAAGAGGTTGGTGAAGATGATTCCCGAACTTACAGTTCCCCAACGTTTGCGCATCGCGCGCGAGGCAGCAGGGTACGACCGAAACGCAGGTGGATTTGCGGACGCGCTCGACCTATCGCGCCAGACGATCTCAAGTTACGAGCGCGGGCACACGGAGCCGGATCGCCGCACGCTAATGGCGTGGGCGATGACCACGGGCGTGCCCGTGTGGTGGCTTCAAGGGGAGCCGGGGCCAATGCCGCCCGCACTGGCGACGTCGGGCAAGGGGCTCCCTCTGTTGGACTCGAACCAACAACCTGCCGGTTATAGGTCTGGAGGCATCTCAAGCCTCGCGGACAAGCGCGAGCGAGTCACCGCGGTCGCACGCATCCGCACGCTCGCCACCCACCAAACGAAGGATGCGGCATGAGCCTCGCCGATCAACTCCCCGCCCCCCTGCTCAAGCGACTCTGCCTCGACGCGATCGAGCTCGCACTCGGAGCGCCGACGCACTACGCGGTTAACGCGATCGAGGACTACAGTGCGAGACAGATCCTCGACACGGCCGAGCGTTTCGGCGCCGTCGCGGCGATCACCATCGGCCGGGCACGCGCGTCAGCACTCCGGGCCAGAACGCTCGAACTTACCGACATGACGCTCGCGCACATTGAAGCCCCGCTGGGCACGCGGCGTGTGGTGCTCAACACTTTAGATGCCTAATTATGGGCGACATCCTAAAGTTCCCTGGTAGTCACCCGATAGGCAATGAAAGCCGTGAGGCTGACGGCTGGGGGGCTACAACGATGTGGATCCGATTAATGGATGGGTATTTGACCGCTATGCGCGGTGCTGGCCGTAGGCCCAAGACTGTCCGCCTGCATGGTCACTACCTCCAACTCCTGGCACGCACCCAACCCGACCCCCTGGCCGTCGCCCGACGCGACCTCGAGTCGTGGCTCGCCAATGCCAACTGGGGGCCCGAGTCACGCAAGTCCGCGCGCACGGTCGCCGTGGGGTTCTACCGTTGGTGCGTTTCTGTCGACGAGATGGAGCGCTCCCCGGCCGTAGACCTCATGCCCATCACAGTGCCGCCCGGCGTGCCGCGCCCTACTCCCGAACGCGTCTACCAGGAAGCGGTATTCGGTACATCTCGACCAGTGCGGCTGATGCTCATGCTCGCCCGATACGCCGGCCTGCGTTGCGGCGAGATAGCGGCCGTGCGCACAGCCGATCTCATCGGCGACATACTCTACGTCGACGGCAAGGGCGGCAAGATGCGCCTGGTTCCAATCCTTAACTCGGAACTACAGGACGCAATCACCGGCGCTCGCGGCTACGTGTTCCCTGGTTCGCTGGACGGTCACGTGTCGGCGCAATGGGTCTCCAAGCTCATGGCCCGCGCCCTGCCTGGCGACTGGACTGGTCACCAGTTGCGCCACGCCTTTGCGACGCGCTCCTATGCCGCAAGTCCCGACGTGCTGGCGCTCGGCAAGGTGCTGGGGCACTCGAAGCCTGAGACGACAATGCGCTATGTCGAGACACCGGTGGACGCGCTACGTGCGGTTGTCCAGGCAGCCGCCTAGCGCAACACCGCCGCTGCGATCTTGGCCGTGATGTCATCAGACGCTTGTGCATAGATGGCCGTGGTGACTGGTGACGAGTGCCCCATCTGCCGACCGACCGCGAGCAGGTCGCCCGTGGCTTGGTAGGCAACGGTGCCGTAACGGTGGCGCAGTTGGTGGAAGGTGGCAGTCACGCCTGCCGCCTTGATGGCCCGGTTGATCTTGCGCTGTAGGTTCGCGGCACTGTATGGCCGTTCGCCAGCGGTGACCACGTTCCCGTCGGCCCGTGGTAGTAGTTCGTCGATCAACAGCGGTGACACCTTGACGAGTCGGGACTTGCCGCCCTTGGAGTCGTTGATGCGCATGGTGTTGATCTCTAGGTCGATGTCGTCCCAGCGCAGTGCCGCCGCTTCGGATACACGCAGCCCGGCATAGGCGCCCAGGCATACGGAGCGGCGCAGGTCGGGTCCAAGCACGTCGAGTAGTCGCAGTAGGTCGGGCTTGCTCAGTGGTCGTGGGAGTCCGCGTGAGACCTTGGGGGAGTCGAGGCGCAGGGTGGGGTCGTCGTCGCGGTGTTCCCATCGCCTGCACCACTTGAAGAACGTGCGCAGGTTCGCCAGGTCATTGGATCTGGTGCCAGCCGTGAGGTGGGCGCGCTCGTTCCACCAAGCTTCAACCTCTTCGCGGGTGGCAACCCCGGCGTTGCCGAGCGACTTGAGTACGCGGCGTCGGCTGGTGACTGTGTTCGGCGTGATGCGCTGATTTCGGCACCACGCTAGGTACTCATCTGTGAGAAGGTCGGCCACTAGATCACCACCCTGCTAACACCGAACGTCGCGGCCTCGCGTGACTTGGTGCGGATTCTGTGGCAGTTAGAGCACACCACCTCGCACTTGGCGATTTCGGCGCGCAGGTCATCAATCGAACCCTTGGTCAGAAATGCCGTGACGCTTCCCAGTTTGACGTGTCCGGGCAAGTGGTCGAAGTCGAATATCTCTGGGTGCGCCAGGTTCACCACGCCGCAATCTGCGCAGCCCACGGCCCTCGCTTCGTCAATGATTGCCCGTCGTGGCGCCATGCGCTTAACCGCAACTTCTCTGCTGCAAAGTCTGCACATGTGTTGGATGCTCGTGCGCCCCAACGTAGCGGCGCGCCGCTTCTCTGCCTCTATGTAGAACATCGAGAGCGGCCTTACCTCTTTGCATGAGTAACACGTCCGCTGGCTTGTCATGTCGCCATTCCTGTCTATTGCCGTTTTGCCTGACAGGTGCTAGTCTACTTGACATGTGTACGATTATCTACCTTATCGGTCACGTGTTGACCTCAGAGAATCGCCCCCACTCACCGACCGAAGTCAGCGAGCGGGGGCGTTAGTGTCGCGCGTGCCGGTGGTGCGACCGGCCCCGTTACCAAACTGTGACCTGGTTGGGGCTATCTCGACTTGCATTACAGCGCTAGCGATGTAAGATAGAGACATAGACAGAGAGGAGGTGGTCACCGTGACCGCCACGATCACCACGGAATTCGCACAGAAGATGCAGGCAGCCACCAGCGAGCAGCTTCGCGCACTCATCAAACACAATCACGACTACCTCGGCACGGACATGGGTCGCTACCACTCACCCGAGGCGCTGGCTATCGCCTCCCAGTCCCACGCGGTCATGCGTGCCGCTATCGATATCCTCGACCGTCGCGACACCACCCCCACCGTCGTGCGACCCTGCACCATCCACGACCACGATTGCCACGGTCGTTGCTACTCATGCGGCCACTACAGCAGCAGTGCCGACGTCGGCACCTACCTCTAGGAGAGAGCATCATGACAATCACTGGACCTATCCGCCGGACCGCACCGGGCACCGCTTTCCCTGCGACGCTACTCGCCGAGTTGGCGGACGGCACGAGCCACGCCAACCGTGACGCCTGGATCATCCTGTGGGACTACACGCCCACCGGCGACGACACTGCGGATCTCGTCATCACGACCGGGCGAGAGGATCGCGGTAATCCTGGGCGCATCGTCCCCGGCTCGGAGCCCTACCGTGTGTCCTACAGGACGGGCCACAGGTTGCGCGCCGGGTCGCTGGCATGGACCCTCGCCTATGACCGCGAGCCCCGCGAGTACACGGGACTAGGGCCAGAAAATACGCCCGAGGTCATGGCAGCCGCGATGATCGCCCGCGCTGCGACGCTGGGTACTTTCGCCGGTGAGCGGCTGACCGCGTCACAGGCTGCACGTGTCGCAGGTGTTCAGCCGACGACTTTCCGCTCCTACGTGTCGCGTGGCCAGGCCCCCGAGCCAGACGGCCACATTGATAAGCGCACCCCGTACTGGCTGCGCTCCACCATCGCCGCCTGGCGACCCGAAAGCCCCGCAGATGCGGGGAGTACGACGCCGTGATCGTCGCGGTGCTAGCGAAACTGGGATCATCCCCGCGAGTGCGGGGAAACGCTAGTTGGGCCCACGGTAGCGCCCCCGCACCCTAGCAACGACAAGTAGCCCCCCACACCAGCCATATGAGGCCGATGCGGGGGGCGTTCGTCGCGAGTGGAGGTGGCGCGCGTGGAGGGTCGCGCGTCTAGGGGGTTACGGGCGGGGTGGTGCCGCTTCCACTTCGGGGATGCCGCCTATCGAGGTGAGCATCGACAGGACGGCAGCGAGCAGTGCGCCCGAGCCGACGCCCACCCAACTCACGTCCAGCAGGCCGACAGCCCCGGTGCCGATGAGGGCGACCGCGGTCTGGGCAAACGTCTTGAGTGCGCGCATTCCTGCGGCTTTGAGCCAGGTGATATTCATGGTGTGTCTCCTGTTCTGCCACACGTCCATTGCGTGCGGTCGTTTGTGTGGGTGCGCTTCCCGTGAGGGCTCGGATGGACATGCCGCGGCGCACCAGGCACGGCCCGAATTAGCTTCCGAGTCCCTGCCAGATACCGAATGCGATGGCGGCGACCGTGATCCACACCTTCACGTCGCCGATGACCGTTTTCCACGTGAGCCCTGGTGCGGCATCCATCGCGGCGAACCTCAGTTGAATGGCGTGAATGTCGGCGGTATTTCGGTCAACATCGCGGCGCAACTCGATGGCCTCGATACTGCGGGCCTGGTTGGATGACCTAACTTCTGCCGCGAGTTCGTTGATCGTGCCCTTTATTTGGGCAAAGCCTTCGCGCATGTCCCCCTTGAGCTCGGTCACGTTTTCGGTGTAGGTCGGCTCGCTCATGGCGCCCTAGTTCTGGATCAGTTCGGTCCACGACGCGGGGCCGCACACGTCGTCCGGCTTGCCCTTGGTGCCGGTGTGGGGGTGGTCCTTCTGGAACTGCCGGAACCACGCCTTGGTGAGGGTGCCGCCCAACTTGTCGGGACGCCCCGTTTTCGTGTTGACGAGACCCTTGGGTCCGTAGCCGTGGGCCATGAGGAGGCCTTGCAGTTGTCCGACATCGTCGCCGGTGACACTGGTGGCGTCCGCGTGAGACAGGTCGATACGGCGCATCGTGACGTTCACGGTGACCTTCCTTCCAGAACTTGGGGTAGTGGGGGTTGGTGCTGGTTTAGGCAGGGACACGGGGGAGCCTGCGACGAGTGCGAGGAAGTTGTTCCAGTCGACGCCCTGAGATCCTGATCTCAGGAATGTTGGGCAGTTCTTGCCGGACCAGTGGTTGTGCTGGACGACGCGAGAGATTGGGATGTTCCGCTCGCGCATCTTGGCGCGGACACGATCGGCAGTGTTGTGGACGGCTTTGATGTAGTCGCCGTCACGGTTCACGCAGATCTCGAAGGCATACGAGTTCAGGTTTCCGTTGCCCCGGCCGTCGCCTGCGTGCCAGCACCGGTTCGTGTCTGGGTACGACTGGATGGCTTCACCGTCGTCAACCTGTTCATGCCATGACGCGCGGCGGGCGTTGCCCTTACTCTGTAGGTTCGCGTGCGCCTGGGCGTCTGCACCGTCGTTTGGGTTGGCGGTCTCGTGGACAGTGATCCACTCGAGCTTGTTTTTACCGCGGTAGGTGCGGGTCAGTCGACGCCAAAGCGCGACGAGCTGTTGGAAGACTCGCATGGGGGGTGTCCTTTCGTGTGGCGGGTTGGTGGGGCTTACGTTGTCCGTCGTGAGGGCGCACCAAACTTGAGGTCGTCATCGTCGCGGTTGTGGTTGGTGGTCGCGGTTAGCCGACCGGGTATGTGACGGTGCCCGTAATAGTGGAGCCAGCGTTCATTGCCGGAGCCCCATAACCGTTAATTGATCCATCACTGAGTACCCGCCCACGGAATGGCGTCGAACTAGAACCGAGGACGAACCAAATGTCGTCCGGGACCGTGTGCGCCCAACGCGAGTCTGCGGGGAATACGCCGACGATGGTTCCTCCCGCCCGGTTCGATGCCGCAGTGAGGAAGATGTTGATGGTCGCCCAGCCGTCCTTGACGCGTACCGAGTTGCTGCTATACCAACCGCCGGGGGAGCCAGCCGGGGTAAGCCAGCCGGTGTCACTTGTGGCTGGTCCACCCAAACGCGCCAGCACTTCGATCTGTCCACGTGGGTAACGCGTCACCAGTACGGTGTCTGCTACGGCGAGCGTCCCGGCGTAGTTGTCCGGCGTGACACCCATGGCGGACATGTCGGGGCCTTCGATACGAACACGGAGCGGGGTCACCTGGGTGACGACCGCGCGGATAATTTCGGGTGTGCTCAAGACAGCACCTCTCTGAGCGTTGATGTGGCATTGCCAGTAGAGTTCTTCGGCATCTTTGTTTGGGTGACGATGAACAGGGCGTCGATGGTCGGCTCAAACGACGTTGACCGGAAGCGCACCACCTGGCCTTGAGTCAGCGGCACCGGCAAGTGTTCGATGGTGCCGACGCGCGGGGAGCCTTTACGGGCGGCGAGGGATCGTGCGGCGAAGGCGTCGATGTCTGCCTGGCTGGTGGCGTCAGTCTCGACCGTCTCCGAGTAGGCATAGGAACCAGCGTCGGGTGCGTAACCCACCAGGCCCTCGGTGTCACCGGATCCGCGAGCAATGGCGATGACCTGGTCGGGGATGCTGGACAGGTCGCGTTCAATGTCAAAGTTGCCCGAGTGGATACAGTTCTCGCCGTCAAGGAACGCGAACGTTTCCGGGCGGTCGGACGGCAGGATGCTTGGCTTAGCTTCAAACTGTCCGTCCATGTTGACCGTGAGCGACGAATAATTGATGGCGTCGCACAAGTCATTGGCAATGGTCAGGTAGTCGGTGCCGGGTAGCCACACGCGCGGGCTCGGGAGCGTCTTGGTTGAGTCCGTGATCGCCGTGTTCGTTTCGCCGGCCAGCACCAGGAGCGCCTTGATTTCATCGGTGACAACTGCGCCCGTGTCGAGCGCGTAAGTCGTGGTGATCTTGCGACGGTCCAGGGCGAAACTGAGATCGTGCACGCCGACAATCCATGAACGGTGACCGTCGTTGCGGGACTCGCGCGGGGATGTGGCAACATACTGCGACAGCGGCCATGAGGTCGTGGCGTTGAGGTGGTAGACGGGTGCGAGACGAACCGTTGCCCAGTCGATAACCTGCCCCACGTCGCCGACCGTGATCGTGCCGTAACCCTTGATCCGGGCATTAGACGTGAACGTGAGGTCGACACTCTCAATGCTGGTGATGTCGCCACCACCGACGATGCCCACCGTGTAGTACGGCGCGCGGTTGCCGGTGAGCTGTGCGTCATACGGGAGTGCCATGAGCGCGCGGGCAAGGGTGGTGCGTGTGGACGTGCTGGCGTCCCCGGTGCCGGTCCACGTGTAGGCGTATCCGGTGAACTCGGCGCGGGTGTTTGGTGTGTACCCGTCGAATTGGGCGCCCATGTATGCGCCCGCAACGATGGTCAACATGTCCCACCATCCGGGGCCAAGCGTGACGGTGGTGGTGCCGTAGACGGACAGCGCCTCATCGGTTGTGGTCGATGTTGCGCTGTCGCCTGTGACGGCGATGGTTTGGCCTGAGTTGCGGGCGGTCGCAATGACGGTGGACGCGTCGGCGAGTGCGATGGTTGCGGTACCGCCCGTGGGCACGTAGAGCGAGTGTGTGCCTGCTGTGGCCCAGTGTGCGGACTGGTAGCCGAGCGTTGTGGTGACGCCCGTTACTTTGTCGTACGACAGGATCGAGTCGGAATCGTTCGCTGTACCTGTCCACGCGGGCGTGAGGTCAGCGTCGGGTGAGGTCGTGCCGTCGAAGTAGTCGCCTGCCGCGATGCCGGTCCCGGTCACTTTTTCTAATAACACCCTGGTGACGGTCAACAACTCACCGGCGGTCCACGCGCCACCAACTGCGGTGGGCCACACGTATAGGCGAAGGTCCCCGTCAGAGGTGGCCGCATCAGCAGCCACGGCCACTGTTTGGGGTGCGCCTGTTAAGACAACATCTTCGGTGCTTCCAACAGAACCACTGAGGCGTACACTGACTGTTCGTCCAGCAGGTCCCGAGACGACAGCAGACCCCGAGTAGTACTCACCAACCGTGATGTGCGCTATCGGAGAGTCCACAAAGGCAGCAGACCCATCAACCTGAAACGCCCAACCGGAACCCTGGGCAACCCTCGTGACCACCGAGCCATTCCCATACCAGCCCGTCGTGTCGACGTTGACCGCCGGATTCGGGCAATGGTTCCGGCGCGCCTCGACCGTGCCGTCAGCGGTCTCAAACGACGGGTTAGTGAACAGGTTGGTGACAACGTCGCCCGTCGGCAACCACTCATACGCCGTCAACTCGGGCAGAACGCCTGCGGGCAAAGTGAGACTAGCCACTGAAATCCACCACCGTGAACGTGAACGAAATCGGGGTCACGAACGGGTCAGACTCGCTGGCACTGAACCCGCTGATGGCGCCGAAGTCACGACGGCCCGTGGGGATGCGGACCAGTGCGGTCTCGGCTTCACGTGCTGCGGTGCGCCAGTCCACCAACGGTGTGGAGTCATCGTCCAGGTCAGCCTTGACCGACAGGGTTGAAGACGTGTTGGCACCAAACACCGCAACAGGCTTAGGGCGATTCTCGAAGGCGTTCAGGACGGTATCGCGCCCGTCACCGTGACCGAACTCAAGGTTGCCGTAGCAACGCAAGATGATTGAGAATGCGGGACCATATGACAGGTAGGACCAGCGGGTGTCTGCCGTGGTGATGGATACCGGGCTCATTGTCACGGATGATGGAAGCGCTGACGTAACAATGGCGCGGTACTCGTTGAGGCCGACCGTTGCACACTTGGTGTCCAGGAACACGGCGGCAGGGTCGAGTTCTGCGGCAATCGTGACCCACACGCCACCGTCGATGCGACGTTGCACGGCAACCGATGCGGGGTCAACCGTCACGCCAGGATCAGTGGCGTCCGGGGTGAGGGTGATAGCCATCACGCCCGAGTCGTAGACACCAGCGAGTGCCACATCTGCGGGCAGCGCGTAGGACACACTGAACGTCCAAGAGTCCCATGCCGACCACAGGCCAGAGCCGTCGCGCACCTGCACCCTGACGGTGTATGAGGATGCGTCGGCTACGGGGCTGCCGAAGGTGTAGGTCGTTTCCGCGTTGGCGTCGGATGCGAACTCAACGGTCGCGCCTGCACCGTCTAGGAGTTCGGCTTGCCACTCTGCCTGTGCGCTGCCCTCCGCGTCATAGTAAGACCATGTGAAGGTGAGTGTAGACGTGGTGATCG